GTATTGAAATAAAGCCCGGCGACAACCGAGTTGGGATAGGACATCTTCTGGTATGTGATCTTCGCGTAGGAGAACAACGAGAAGGCGTCCACCAGATAGGGGGAATTTGAGTCAACAGTGGTGCGGACGATCTGGAATGTATAGGGAGGGCCACCAGCGGGCAGCGTGATATCGTAGGCCTGCTGGAATGCAGCACTCGCCTTACCACTTATGTCACCTGTATAGATGTTGACCGAAGCCCCATCACCGACCGCTAGATTAATCTCTATGCCTACAGAGGTTCCGTTAACGTCACCCGTGCTGCTATCGGTGCTGCTCAACCCCCCGAATTCAAGGATGATCTGCACCATATCAATGTCTGTATCCTCGACCATGAAGGATATCGGGTTGGTGTAGGTCACGGTATTACCGTTTGAGGTCATCTGGGAGATGCTATCGGTGTAACCAGCCATATAGGTTTGGCCTGGTGTCCCGTTTACCATATCCCAGCTAATGCCGACGAAGTTGTTATCTCCATAAGCATCCTGGATCGGCGTATTGTTCAGGTAGATGCTGGCTGCGCCATTGACTAGCCCTACTATCGGCCCCTCACATATAACCTCGGCAATGGTGATATACGCCGTTGAGGACAGCGTATCCGGGGCGATTGTTGCACCGCCACCCCCCGACTTACCACCACCACCACCGCCACCAGAGCCTTCAATTAGATCACGTCGAGCACCCTTGCCACCATTATGGACCCTGATACCGTTGACAATCATCGTGCAGGGGGAGCCAACGGTCAGATTATAGACCTCGGCTTCTCCCATATCGTCAATGGACATGATCGGACGCATATGGTTATTAGCGTCAACAAGCATGTCTTGCCCGAGGGCGAGTGTCCCGATCTCCACAAAGGCATTATACTGGTTGGATACCCAGTGGTTCTTAGTGCAAGGCAGCTTAAAGCCGCCCCAGGCATTGTGCATGAACAACCGATCTTTCGGATGCAGATGCACCTTCTCAACCTTCGTAACGACAAAGCAGCCCTGATCGTCGAAGGACAGAACCTCGTCACCTACTTTAAAGGTTTCGATTGGGCGTGTACCTGTGGGGGTGGATACCAGGACACCCTTTGCAAAGCAGCCACCGCCGCCGCCAGAGCCTTCAATTACTTTTGCAGACGTTTGCAACGACATGGGATGCTCCCGTTAACCCTGGATGGCAATCTCGTTGGTGCCAGATACTGTTGATGTATTGTAGCCCGTATTGCCTGCCGTCAGCGACACATTCACAGAGGCGACCAAACTACCAACTTGAAATTCACCAAATACCAAGGGTACGGGCACACCCTGCTGTGATCCGTTTGCCGGTCCAGTGAACAGGTAAGACGATAGGCTTCCGCCTGTGCTATTGGTCTTAGTGCCCTTGGACATGACGGAAGCTAGGCCCGACAGCATGAGACCGAGGCCCATCATACCAATAGACGCCGCCGATACGGTGAAGCCCGCAACGCCTACGCCAGCACTGGTGGCACCCGCCATAGCAGACGCCGCCACGCCAGCTGCATCCATGCCTTCACCTGCCGCCAGACCGGCGTCGATGGCGGCACCGGCACCCATGGTGACAACCGCAAAGGCTACCATCAGCACCCCGATGATAATCATGCTGCTACCACCACCGCCCGAACCAGCGATGGCCGGGGTGATGGATATAGGCTGGTTTCCCGACATCATGCACAGTTGGACGTGATCGATATCGTGGCTACCTACGGATACCCGATAGCTTCCCTCCCGAATGGTGGACAGAAAGCGTCCTGGGAACGCGCATTCGAGAGCGCGAACGGCCTCCGCTGGGGAAGCCACGTCTAGCTTAAAGCAGCCCCCGAATTCATCCCCGAGGCTGCCGTATAGTCGTACTTCTCTCAGCATGGTGTGTACCTCACAACAACCGGGTGCGTTTGCATCCAAGAATTGCAGGGCTCGCGTCGAGACAAGCACCTGAACGCATTACGATCCTGGGGAGCCCACGGGTGGTGCAGCATCAGCCCTTTTCCGATGTAGACTGCTGCATGGTTTAGGTGCCGTTCCCCGTGCCAGCCGGGGGGATAGAGCGAGAATAGGAGGCCGTCTCCAACTCTAATGTCAGTCGGATCAATTCGCGTAAAGCCAGCACTCTTCAAACCCTCTTCGTACATATTGCCACCCTTTAACCACCAGTCCTTATCACGAGGACCAAGCGGTAGGGTGATGGGATCATAGGGCCAGTCGTTAACAGGCTGGCAATTCATCATGGCGGGATCAGCCAACCCGGCTTTACCTACCCGGAAGCAGTCACGGACAAGCGTGTAGCAGTCGTGAACGCCATGAACGTAAACCCGACCGATAAGCGGGACAACAGGTAGGCAGTCCCCGAACCATACGAAGTCGCTGGTGCGCCCGTGCTGATCCACTCCAACAATACCCCAAGGAACGTTGGGCATACGCTCCTGCGCCGTCATATCCGATAAGGAGGGGGCAGGCATGGCGTTAGGGTGTGAATGGATGACCGCCTCGACAACAGAGAAGCCCCCGCGTTGTTCAAATTCGGACGGGCTTATGGAGAAGTCTTTTTCGGGATTGTCAGCTAGGTTATGGCAGGGGATGTACTCTCCCCGGATTACCAAACCGCAACTCTCCTGGGGATAGCAGTCCACCGCATGTTGCTTGGCCGCGTTGCAAACGTTTGCAGAGGGGATCATTACCGTTAGCTCCTGCTAAGGCCGGGGAAGCCCCAGAATGGTAGAACAGCAGACTTGCCAAATCGGGCTAGGCATCCCGATAGGTGCCTGCTGCACGAGTCTAGGCTGTTAGTGCAGGCATTGTCATTTGCATCAAAGCAATTGGTGCCCGTGTATTCGCAGTCAGCCGAAGTATAGTCGAAAGCTCCGGCAGTGGCATCCCAGTAGCGATAACGGGCCAAACAATTATCCTTCAGCGCCTGTCTACCGGGAAGAGAGGTGCCATCCACGTCCATGGCTGCACTCAATTCCCACTCGATAAACACCTTGTTGTGTGCCGTCTTACGCTCAACCCTATAGACATCCAGTGGGAAGAACATGGTGGGGTCGGCTTCCGACTGGCCGTCCAGGTATTTGAAAAACGTGGTCAACCGAGTAACCGTGGCATCGAGAATGTCGCCATCCGAGCTAAGGATGGAAGCCGCGATACCGCGAACGTTTGCAATCTGGATTTTGGGTCGGGGAAGCTGCCCAGAGCCATTGACCTCAAAGCCATCTGCGGAAATAGGGACCGGGGGGTACGCAATGCCGTTGAACGTCAGGATGCTTGATCCCTGCGCAGCCGGGGAGAAATAAAATACGCCCCCTCCGTTAATCTGGGTGTCCAACGTGAATAGGCTCACGATAGCACCCGGCTGAAGGCTCTGAACGTCCTGAGAAATACTCATTGCGGATCAAACTCCTGCTGGAATACCGCCGTTACCACATAATAGCCCGCCGATATCGACTTGTCATCCCAGCTTCCACAAGTCCACAAGAGCGGGGTGGTATCTCCCGGCTTCTGCCACCAAAAGGCGGTGATAGCTCCCATAGCCACGAAGAAGTCAATCAGGGTATCCCGCTCCGCATTGGTTACGTTGGTCCAGGTAAGCGAGACGCTGAGACTGATCGTATTAATGCCATCAGAAGACCGCTGAGTGTAGCCGTCCCCGAAATCAGTACGGTTAACTCGGGGCTTGACTTTAGGGTTCATACCCCAATCGGGCTGTACGCTACTCGGGAAAGTGGGAGTGGTCATTATCGTGTACCTGCCGCTTGATTTAGAACACCACCGGGACGCTGTTCATTTTGGAGCAAGTTCAGGACTAGGCCGCGAACTTGACTATCCATGCTCTGCATGAGTGCCCCGTGATCAGCACCGCCACCGGACGGCTTGGAGTTGCCGTTCCCCGCTCCACCCGTACTATCCAAGCTGAATTGGTAATTCGGGTTGAAGTACAGGTGTGTATTGCTGCTGCTCCCGCCTCCAGTGCCATGCGCCCTAACACCAAGACTGCCGCTGCTGGGATCGCGGGTAAGAGGCATGATAGCTTCCGGTCCAGCTTCACCAAACAAAGCCATAGGGGCCATTGTCGGATAATCCACCACAGCATTGGTGAACGGGTTGCCGGTAGCGAACGCATGCACCTTTCCACCAACGAAGGGGGCACCATCCGCGAAGAAGCTGCTCATCCACGATGCGGCAGTACCGAGCATGCTAGTGAAACCGCCCGAAGCGGCCTTACCAGCGGAAGAACTGGCTACGGAGGAAGCCGCTACCTGTTCTGCTGAACCACCCATGGCCTGGGCCAACGCTGCGTTATCCGAAGCAGAGGTAGTCGTGCCGGGTGTCTGACCGGGGCTTAACCAATTCATCATCGGGGCAATCAAGGCCCGATCAGCCACCATCTTTAGGATTTCGTTAGATACACTACGCAAAGCACCGGATACCGTTTGACGCCAGCCCTCCCAGCCATTCTTCTGCTGGTCAAATAGGCCAACAAACGAATTTTCAATACCGGACGTAGCCGAGCTAAACAACTGCTGGGCAAATGCCGCGTTATTCGAAGAGTCCTGCCTA